TGAGGAAGTATAGCAGGCCTTTTAAAAATTGCAACCCTGTTGACCCTGATGACGCTAATTACTGCATAGAACACAATATTAATAATAACGCTCTAAAAATCGGTTCTTATAGAAGTATGAATCTTGGAGTCCTTTATTTTGAATCAGAAGAAATTGCATGGAAAGTAATTAATGAAATTGGTGAGGATAGACTTAAAAAATACTGGTTTAGGGTTACTGAATAGTGTAATAGTGGGATATGCAAAAATTGCACAGGCCACCATAAAGGGAGTATAAAACATGGATGAAAATCAAAAACAAAAATTTAAAATAAAGCTAATATCTCTAAATGAAAAACTAAGGAAAAAACGAGATTTAGAAATGGAAATAAATCGTCGATGGAATGTATTGTTAAGAGAAGAATCATTGACAAATACTGACAGGCATTTAATATCAACAGCTTTAAATAGTCAATTTGGTAGTATTGAAAGCAGAATCAAACAAGAATACAAGGCACATAATAGGGAATTGCCAGAGATTTTAAGAGATTTATAAGGAAAGTTGAAAAGATATGAAAAGATACTTATACAACAATAGCAAAGGTGAGTTATATAGCTTAGATGAATATGTTCCAGGTGTATATTTAAATAAAAATGATTATACGCACTATATAGGTAGTGTAAACATTCATAATGAACGTGAATTAGAAAAATTCTTAGAAATAATAGTTTCATGGGGAAAATACACAGAAGAAGATATATTGAAAGCCTTAAAAGTTGAAAAATACCAATTAATATCCAAAAAATTAAAAGACTTTATAGAAGCACCTGAAAGCGGTACAAATGAAACAATAGAAAATGTAGTTGATGATATTATCAAAGAACTAGGTGGAGATAGTTATAGTTGTTCAGTTTACGATAATTTGAATGAGTGTGATGTCTGCGATATAGAAGATTTCAGCAATAAACTATTTCATAATATCGTTGAAAAAATCATTAATGTAATAGAAACATTTGAAGAAGAGAGGTTGAACTAAATTGATAGGAAAAATTTTTAAAGCATATGAGAGAAACGGATTAATTTATAGAATAGGTGAAAATAAAGAAATAGAGGTCCTTAAATTAAATAAGCTAGCAACAATGGAGCTTGTTGGAAATGCTGAAGACGGAAAGAAAAATATACTTCAAAATATTAAAGAAGACGGGTTGTTTACTGAAGAAGGTATAGAGATTTTAGGGGGATTACTTGAATTTGAAATGTTTGAAGAATTATTCAAGGAGAATGATGATGAATAATGTTGTTTTAGTTGGAAGATTAACAAAGGACCCTGAACTTAGATATATTCCAGGGTCAGGTACTCCAGTAGCCACATTTACAATGGCTATTAATAGAGATTATAAAAATAAGGATGGCTCTATACCTGTAGACTTCATCCCTGTAGAGATAATGGGTAAGCCTGCAGAGTTTGTTGCTAATTACATCACTAAGGGAAGATTGGTAGCCATTCAAGGGTCTATAAGGGTTGATAGGTACGAAACACCGGATGGCGAAAAAAGGACATTCACAAAGGTAGCAGGTAGAAATATACAGGCATTAGAAAGCAAGTCAAAGGCTGAACAGGGCGAACAAGCACCACAAGAAGCACCGGCCGAGTTTAGTGCGGTAGATGATGACGATGTACCATTCTAATAGGGGGTAAAATATGGGGGGCTATAAAGAGTTTATAGATAATAAAATATCCATATCAATGGAATCAGGATTTGATATAGACAAAGAGCAACTAAATAATAGTTTGTTCGAATACCAAAAAGACATTGTGAGATGGTCTTTAAAAAAAGGTAGATCAGCAATATTCGCAGATTGCGGACTTGGTAAAACACTAATGCAGTTAGAGTTTGCACAACAGATTATTAATAGAGTAGGTGGGTCAGTGTTAATATTGGCACCATTGGCAGTTACGGGGCAGACTAAGGCAGAAGGCCAAGAGTTTGGATATAAGGTTAATATATGCGAATCTCAAGAGGATGTAATAGATGGCATTAATATCACTAACTATGAAAAGCTAGATAGATTTATAGGTAATAGATTTATAGGCATAGTATTAGATGAATCAAGTATCTTGAAATCGTTCACAGGTAAGATAAGAGACAGCATTATAAACACATTTAGGAGTACACCTTATAAGCTAGCTTGTACAGCCACACCATCACCTAATGATTACATGGAATTAGGAAATCATAGCGAGTTTTTAGGAGTTATGACAAGAACAGAAATGCTATCAATGTATTTTATCCATGATAGTGGAGAAACTTCCAAATGGAGATTAAAGGGCCATGCAGAAGCAGTATTTTGGGAATGGATGAGTAGCTGGGCAGTAGTGCTAGACAATCCTAAGAATTTAGGATATGAAATATCAGGGTTTGACCTACCAAAATTAAATATACATCAAATAATAGTTGATGGGGATAAGGTTGTAACCGAAAAACAGACTTTAACACAAAGAAGAAAAGCCAGGAAAGACTCCTTAGAATTAAGGTGTAAGGCTGCAAGTGAGTTAGTTAATCAATCAAATGAACAGTGGCTTGTGTGGTGTGATTTAAATGATGAATCAGACACATTAAACAATATGATTGATGAATCATATGCAATTAAGGGGTCGGATAAACCTAAGTATAAAATAGATACAATGATAGATTTTTCAAAAGAAAAAATCAAGTGCCTTGTAACTAAACCTAAGATAGCAGGATTTGGAATGAACTGGCAACAATGTCATAATATGATATTTGTTGGGCTATCTGATAGTTACGAAGCATATTATCAGGCTGTTAGAAGATGTTGGAGATTTGGGCAGGATAAAGAAGTAAATGTCTATATAATCATTTCAGCTAAAGAAGGGGCCGTAAAGGAAAATGTAGAGAGAAAAGAATTAGATGCCGAAAATATGAAAAGGCAAATGTTGGCATTAACTAAGGAAGTAACTAAGAAGAATTTAGAGAGAACAACAAGAATAATGACGGCATACGAGCCAAGTGTAACAATGAAGTTGCCAAACTGGGAGGAAATGAAATGGAACACAAGATATTAAATCAGAACATAAGCGACTTATACAGTTGCTATCATGGTGACAGTGTAGAAGTGCTAAAGGGAATACCTAATGATAGTATCCACTATAGTATATTCAGTCCGCCATTTGCAAGCCTATATACATACTCTAATAGCGATAGAGATATGGGTAACAGCAAAGATGATGAAGAATTTTATAATCATTTTAAATATCTAATAAAGGAACTATACAGGGTATTAATGCCAGGTAGATTAATAAGTTTTCATTGTATGGATATACCAATGATGAAATCAAGAGATGGAGTAATAGGACTTAAAGACTTTCCAGGTGAATTAATAAGGTTATTTACAGAAGCAGGCTTTATATATCATAGTAGGGTTGTAGTTTGGAAGGATCCATTAGTAGAAGCTACTAGGACAAAAGCGTTAGGGCTTATGCACAAGCAACTATGCAAGGATTCTTCAATGTGTAGGAATGGACTACCTGACTACTTAATTACTATGAGGAAGCCAGGGGAAAATCCTGAAAAAATAACTCATGAAGAGGGTCTTGATAGATTTTTTGGAGAGGATGAACCAGATGGGATAAAAGGGGAAAGGCCTAAACCAGACCAAGAATTATACGATAAGAAAGTAAAATATAACACAACTCCAGTATATTCACATCAAGTATGGAGAAGATATGCCAGTCCTGTATGGATGGACATAAGACAGTCTAACACCCTTAACAGGCAACACGCAAGAGATGATAAGGACGAAAGGCATATATGCCCCCTACAGCTTGATTTAATAGCTAGGTGCATAGAATTGTGGACCAATCCAAATGACATAGTTCTAGATCCATTTGGTGGAATAGGAAGCACTAATTATGTAGCCTTAGATATGGGAAGAAGGGCTATGAGCATAGAATTAAAAGAATCGTACTATAATGTTATGGTTGAAAATACAAATGCAATAGTCGAGGAAAAGAAAAAACCTAAGCAATTAAGCATGCAAATGACTATGGATCAATTTCTAAACAACTAATAAAAAGGATTAACGTATATAAAGGGGGCAATAATGACGTGAATTTATTTGATAAGAAAGCAACTGGTTTAAATATACGAGAAAATAAATACTTTGGGAAGTGAGGTGAATAACATGAGTTATTTGGATTATAGGAAGTTGCCTAGTAAAATATATTATGCTGCAATAGTCATAGTTGTTTTATGCAGCATATTCTTAGCTGGGGCCCATACAGGTAGGATTATCCAGCAAGAACAGGATAGGTTATATGTGGGCAAAGTCATTGAAAAAGAACACGTTCCAGAAAAGATAGAAAATGGTGAGAGATACGACGAAGCATATTACGTAGTGGTTGAAGATAATCATGGGGAAATGCTTAGGTATAGTGTGTCTAAGGATGTTTACCAGCAAATTGATATAGGTGAGATGTATAGAAGAAAGTAGGGGTAATATTGAGTGGCAAAAGATGGAACGACGAAGAGGTAAATTTTATTATAGCTAATATTCAGGATGATTTAGAAACTCAATATAATAAATTTACACTTGAATTTGGCAATGAAAGAACATATGTAGCGTTCAGAGAAAAGAGGATGCATATTTTAAGAAAGTATAACATTCAAGATTGCAGGAAAAGAAAATCAGCAAAAAAGAATGTATGGACCGTGGAAGAGAATCTATTTATTAGTGAGCACATAACTGACAAGAATGATATTTTATATGAGAAATTCGAAAAGAAATTTAAATCAGGCAGAAGTAAAAAGGCTATAGAAATGAGAAAAATTTGGATAAAGAAAGGTTATGTGGAGAATTGTTCAAGTTCAACGAAAAGTATTAAAGCAAAGGAAGCAGTATCAAGGGAAAGAATGATACAGTTAGCCAAAATACACAAGAGAAACTCTGCGCTAAAAGATTTTAGTTTCTTAGTACCAGGAATAGAATATCTAGTAAGAAGCACAGAAGCAGGAGCAAAGTGGATAGAAGGTAAGTATCTATACATGAATGAACACAGTCTATATTTTAGAACAAGGTATGGATTTATTGAGACACTGCCAAGAAATAGAAATCTAGTAATGATCAAAGAAAAGAATACTAACCAAATGATATGTAAGCATTTGAATTTTGATACAAAAGATAGGGTGTAAGGTGATGCAATGGAGTTAGATGCAAAAGAGTATTTAAAGCAAGTATACAAGATAGACCTAAGCATAAAGGCATTAGAAATGGAAATAGAAGAACTAAACGCACTTGCTGAAGGTGGAGCCATTAATTATGAAGAGCGAGTGCAGACCAGTGGAAGAGCATCCACAGAGAGTATAATGTGCATGATAGTAGATAACAAGTCGAAATTGTACGATATGCTTATCAATAAACTAAGGTTAAAGGTGGAGATATCAGATAAGATATATAAGATAGCCGATAGTAAATATTCAGAAATATATCAATCACTGCTATTTAATAGGTATATCTTGTGCATGGAGTGGGACAAGATGGCAGAAGAAATGGGCTACAGCAAAAGAAGATTATTTGAATTACATGGAAACGCACTAGAATCATTT